GCAAAGGGTTCATAAGCAGCACATATTTCCGGCATATCGTCCAGCAATTCCAATAGCTCCTCATCTTCTGAATCCAGCATAGCTTCTGGAAAATCATAAGAAAAGTCATTGCAGTTGTATTCACCTGCTATAAGCTGGCGCATCATCTCTATTAATTTTTCTTTCATAGACTCACCCAACCTTTCTTTGGATTTTTCCTTGTAACGATCGTTACAATCTCCTTAGTGTCTTTGTCTTGTATGACGGAAATTCCATTATAAAACTTGATGGCTCTTCCACCGTCCTCTGCATAATTATCTGGAGAAGCTAAAACCTGCAGCAAATCATCTTTACCAAATAAGCGCTTATCCTTGCTGCTCTTTTGCCCTAAGAAACGATTTAAGGAATGATCCGTAAACTCGTACCCTGACTTCTTAAAATCATAATAGGTGTTGATTAACTTATTCCGGTATTCCCCTGAATAAGAATCTTTATTCTTGATCTTTGAAATCGTGGAGTACTCTCGTCTTTTAGCGTTCCACTTATTTTCATCAGTATACTTCATTTTTTGGAAAGAATCCAGTGTTTTAGGAACATCTTTTCCCAAAACTTCTTTATACCGTTCAAACTGGCGTTTGTCTGAATGTCGGTTTGTAACCATCTTTTCCTTAAGCACCGCTTCCGGATTACCTGCGACATATTTATTATGCCACTGTTCGTAGGACATATTCGCCGGCACCAGATTAGTCTTGCCTGTGACCGGATCTCTGGCTCTGCGCTGCATCTGTGCCAGTTCAGCATCGGATATGTCACAGATCGTAGTTGACCGACACCAGGGATGCATCGGCGGACAGTTCTTGCCCGGCTGCTGATCGGACACCTTGAAACGCTTTCCGTCAAGTCTTCGGCAGGCGGATGAAGTCCTTAAGTCCAGTGTTGCTACAAAGACATAGGTATCTATGCCGCATTCTTCATAGGCGATCATGTCCATCTGGGTCACAAGGTTGCAGCTCTCTGTCCGGACAAGTCTTCTGGCCTGGCTGGATCCGGCGGCAAACTTATTCGCAATGATATCAGCGGTTTCCCGGTCAGTTCTTCCAGTCATGAGACTGATTAACAGCTCCTCCTTAATATCCCGTGACAGCGCCCTGGTATTGTTCCAGATACGGGTAGAGTAATTGGCTCCTGACCACTTACTGTTGATTACCCGGTCAATCATTTCCGGGCTGATCGTATTAAAACCGAATCCTAAGCCTGCTGTTTTCTGGATCTCAAATATAGAACGGTAATAGGATTCATTGGCAAGGTCAACATAATGGCTGGTACTTCTCGCCTTTTCCTGCTGATATACCGAACGCATCGTAACATCCATCTGGTTCTGTAACTGCTTCAGGCGTTCCAGCCTTGCCTGATAAGCCGGCCCCTCCAGTTCGGCAAGTAGTGTTTTTTTACCGTTTGCTTTCAGGGCTTCCTTTAACTCGGCAAGGGATGTTTTATCTCTTAAGGTATTAAGAATCCGGTACGCTTCTGCCTCTGATAGCTTGTGCTTTGTCATAAACCGCTCAAAGATCATGTCCATATCCAGGCTGATATGTCGGGAAGCTTTTAGATATACTGTTGAAATTTCATCCGCGGTCTGCTCGGCGGTTGCCATATACTCAAACATCTGCTGGGCTTTCCGTTTCTCCCAGTAGGTTAGATTACTCATCTACATCACCGGCTCCCTCATCAGGTGGCTGATTGCCGTCAAGTCCAAACATTTCCCGCTGTCGTTTTGCCTCTTCTGCCTTTTCCTCGGCAACGGTATCAATTTCATTATCCGGATCCTCTACAAACGGGAGCAGCTGCAATAAGGTCTTCTGACTTACTGATCCCTTTAAGTTCGCTACCACCTGCGCCAACTCGGTCAGATTCTTAGGCAGTGCACGACTAAATGACGGTACAACGGAACTTGCATCCACCAAGAGCTGTTTAAGTCCCAGAAAGCCACAGAATAGCCGGATCCGCTTCTTTAGGCTGTTCTTGTAATACCGGGTCTTAATCTTCGTTATCATCTCAAGGCCTAACAGTTTATACTCCATCGCCACACCGGAGCTGTTTCCCACAAAGTTTTCATCCGTTAAGTTCGGCACATGAGAGAAGGTATAAATATCCTCCTTGATGGCTTTTCTAAGCGTTTCCACTCCGTTTTCATCAAAGGTGCGGGTCAGGTACTCCGCCTTGGCACTTTCCGGCAGCTCTAACAGCTTATGCTCTTTTAGTGCCTTGGCTGCCGCTGTTACCTCCTCTTCATCATCACCCAACTGTGCCCCATATAAAACCAGCAGCGCGTCAATAAACTGCTCCTTGTCATTCACACGGTCAGACATTAAGGTGTTATAAGCATCAATCAAAGAAATCTGCTGTTCGAAATCGCCGATGTTATATTTATTGTTCTTGTATTCAACCAGCGGGATATCACCAAAGTAATGCGGCTCTGGTTCTTCGGTTAACGGCTGGCTGCCCCCTTTCGTATCCGTGATGATCAGCTGATACCGGTAATTCTGCGTCAGGACGGTTGCTTGATACTTACCTTCCCCTGTTGCATCGTCTTTTGTGTAAAAGTAATACACCCCAAACAAAGGATTTTGTTCAATCGTATCATCACAGACAATAAAGGTGTGCTCCGGTTCCAGATTCTTAGTCATCAGCTCTGTACATTCCTTTTTGGCATAGATATATTCATAAGCCACGCCGTAGATCGACATGTCCAGAGCGTTGTCAAAGTCCGTATCATCAACTAAAGCAGCATCAAATGCCAGAAGCAGCGGTTCAATGTCTGCATTTGCCGTATTCTCGTAAGTGATTGGATTTCCCATGAAATAGCCGGTTGCGTTATCGGCAATGTCCTTTGCGTGATTACATATCACCCTTGTATTTGGTGCACCCTTTTTTCGCGCCCTGCTCTCAATGTCATGCCTGCCATCATAGTACCTTTTATTAATGATCAGCTGCGGCAATACCTTGCTTATGTGGGTATTAATGAGCGTCAGGATATCCTGTTTGTTTATATTCTTCTCATCGTATTTTTCCGCTGAATAAGTAATCGTGTATACGGTTCTCACCTCCTTTTTTAGTAAAATCCGTATTTTGACTTGCTCTTTACTTTAGCCTTGCTGTTTCGCCTGATATCCTCAATGCCGTACCGGAGCATCGCCATAGCATCGTCCATAAACTCTACCGGCTCATCCAGGTACAAGCCGGACTTTTCATCCTTTTTCCACTTCCACTGCTGAATCTCTTTGTAGGTATTCACACAGGATTCATGGATGTAGATTGTAGGTATCTGCTTTAAGTAGTCAATCTGGGCTTTGACGCTGCCCTGTTCTTTTTTGACACCGCGAGCTTTCTTATATCCGGCTTTCTGCCACATCTTAATTCGATCCGGTTCAGCGCTGTCACAGTGCATCGGGATGTTCTTACGGAAGTTCTGCCGTTTTGCTATCTCTATGATCTCCCCGGTATCCTTTTCAAACACATATATTTCCCGGCAGACATACAAGCAGCCATCCTTAAACCCGATCTCACCCAGAGCATTGGCATGGTTGAAACCAAAGTCCTGTGCATTGACCATGTTATCAAATCGGCCATAGGAAATATCAAAACTGCATACCTTGTAATTCGTCAGGATTAAGCCACCGGTTTCGCCCCAATCCCCCAGACCGTACACCTTGTACCCGTCCGGATCCCGTTCCTTCCGCATAAGCATCCTGCGGTGATACGCTTCATCGATGAAACGGTTATCCAGGTAGGTGCTCTGATGTGTGTAAATATCCGGATGACTGATATCGAAATACTTTGCCTTAATCCAGTGTGTAGCCGACACCGGGTTAAATGAAAAGGTAATCTGATAATACAGCTCGGAATTAATACCGCTCAAATCCCCCCTCAAACGGTCATCTAAAATATCAACATCGGATTCAAACAATTCCGTTGCTTCTTCAATCCAGATCCAGGTCAGCTTTCCCTGTTTGACGGTGATTGACTTAACTTTCTCTCGTTGCCTGGCATCCTGTACCCCCCGGAAGATGATCTGATTGCCGGTTACCTTGCTTGTGATCTCAAGTGGATTACTTTTGATGTCCCAATATAAATAAGCCAACTCCCCATAGATCCGGAAGATGGCTCCTGTTAGTTCTGCATAGGTACTATCTTTGTTACTGCCTTCAATCTTTCTTACAACAAGTAAATTTGCCCCCTTATACCTCATGTCTCCAAGCTTTAGTATGTAATCCTGGGCGATGTTTACCGATTTACCAGAGCCGGCGGATCCTTTGGCCAGACGATAACGCTTCCTGCACTGGTTAAACTCCCTGAAAACCGAATTGTACTCAACCTTAACCTGTTTCATCCGAATCACCATAGTCAACCTTGATGTTAAGGCCCAGATCGCCGGTAATCTCTGTCTTATCCTTCCACATGCCCAAATGCCGCCCGATCAGTTCCAGTGCCTTGCCTTTATCATTTAGCTTTATCTCAATGCCGTTTGCCCCTTCTTTAATTCCGGCAATGGCTCCAATCTTATCTGCCGACATCTCTGCCGTTGATTTAACCTGTACAATCCTGTCTTCAATCGTGACAAAGTCCGTCACATCAGCAAAACCGATCTTTGCAAGCTCCTGCAATACTTTGTCCTGGGTGATTTCAGTGCGCTGCCCCCGTGCTTTCATGCGTTTTTCAATTTCGATCTGAATATTGGGTTTTGCTAAGTTCTCGCATCCGATATCTTTTGCTGTTTTTTCAGAATATCCAGCCCTTATGGCAGCCTGAGTAGCATTCAGGTCTATCAGATATTCTTCAACAAATAACTTCTGCTTTTTTGTCAATGCCATCAGGCTCACCTTCTTTCTATCTTATTTTCGGGTATAGAAAAAGACACCCACCAACCACAAGCCAGTGGGTGCCCTTTCAAACCGCCAGGGAGAT